TGCTAAGGTCCGCAAAATGTTCTTTTCATCAAACAACCTTGTAGTCGTTGGCATTTTCAACCCCCACACATTCAAAATTGAATGCTTCGGATTCAGGCGTTTCAAGGGCTTTGAGTTTGCGTTTTAGCTCTCTGTTCTCGTGACGATAACCGCTTGACGCTGTTTTTTCAAGTGCAAGGTCTGTTCTTGCGTTTCTCAGTTCAATGCTGAGATGTCTGTTCTCTGCTCTGAGGTTTTCCACATCTTTGAGCAGTTTTCTGCGTGTCGGATAGTTTCTTAAATGCCACATTTGTTACACTCCTTTCAACGGGTTTGAACCGAGAATATAATTGAGAAACGGTATTCTCGGAATACGGATAGATGTGCCGACTACAATTACATTGAAGCCCAATTTTTCGGGTTCGTCCTTTGCCTGTTCACGCAACTTTTGCGGAGCAACTCCAATAGCCTTTGCGGCGTCCTCAGAAAGCAGATAGAAATCACTGCTATCCATAATTTCTTTGATTTTTTTGTTCATCTGAACTGTGTCCATACTTTTCGCCTCCTATTTTTCGTTGGTAATTTTATCTGAAACGATTTCGACTGATTCAACATCAGCTACGCTGAGTGTCAGTTTGAGCAGTACAACCTCGCTGACCGTTCGTGTTATCTGATAGCTTGTAACATACGGAATTTCTGTTCCGTCAATTTCAAGAAGGAACTTGTCCTTTGTGTCAATAAGTTTAAGTTTTGCCATTTTCTCACCTGCTTTTCGATATTTTATTGCTTTATTACCCAAATAATGTTATTATTTATTTAGAAAGGTGGTGCACATATGAGTGACCAAAACATAAATGATACTGCTTATGGTGTTACAAAAGCTGTTTTAGAATCAGAAGCAGTAAGTAATCTTACAAATCCACCAACAAAAGTTGTAGGTGGTCTGTTAGCCGATTTCATAAACTTAACTGTAGGTGGCATACATTATGCTTCAATAAAAGCCGAATTAAAGCGCCAAAAAAAGTTGGAAGACTTTAAAGCTAACATTCAAAAGGGTGTAGATAATATTCCAACAGAACATAAAGTTGAATCGAGAGAATCGATTATTGGACCTGCTCTTGAAAAAGCGAAATACCTTATGAATGAAGACGAAATTCGTGAAATGTTTGAAAAGTTAATCGTCAATTCATTCGACAGTAGAAAAATCGAAAAAATTCATCCGTCTTTTTCTGACATCATTCAACAAATGTCGCCTATAGATGCCCAAAACCTAAAATGTTTTTCAGTTGAAGAAAATTTGCCAATATGCGAAATAAGGATGGAGCTTGAAAAAGGCGGTCATAGAATTTTGCAAACTAATATTTTTTGTAGTAATAAGTTTTGCGATTCAATTGAGCAACAATCAATTTCTTTATCGTCTTTATCTCGTATGGGTCTTATAAGCATCGCATATGATCAATACTTAACTGATGATTCAGTCTATAAGATTTTTGATTCTTTACCTATAGTAGTAGATTTCAAAAATCAAATAGAAGCCGCAAACAAATCAAATAACAGTAATCAAAAATTTGATTTACAGAAAGGAGTTGCAAAACTTACTCCTGTTGGAAAAGCGTTCATTGATGTTTGTCTTCGTCCTTTGCCCACTTAATCAGATCCATAATTTGAGCGTCGTGCTTATCAAGGTAGCTGTCTATTATTTTATACAAATGGGCGGCTACTATTTTTATAGCTAATACTGCTGAAACAAAAGCTGTGCAAAGCATTAGCAGTCCTAAAATTATTATTACTTCCGTCTTTCTTCACCTCTTTTCAGCTAAGTCCGTTTAATGGGACTGTGATTGTGGTATTATTGATTGTGTGGTATTACCTACTGTTCTTTTTAAGAATTTCGTTGACAACTGACTTTTCTTCATTCGTCAGTAAGTTTTCAACTGGTGTATCTGTGATTTCAGCAATTTTCTGTCTTACTGAAATTTTAGGAATAACGCCATTACGCCAGTTTCGGATGTTAGCTTTACTCATTTCTAATTGAGAGAGTAACGAACAAAGTGTTATATTTCTTTTATCGCATATATCTGACACAATTTTGTAAAAATCCACAATTTATTACCTCCTTTTTTATTGATAATTTAGGTTGACAAATGTGCACTATACCTTTATAATTTAATCAGTTAAAAAAATTAGATTACAAAGTTGGTGCACATTCACACACCTTTTTTCGTCAAGTTAATGTCCCCACATCGTCTTGACAAGTTTATTATAGTGCATAAAAGTGTACTTTGCAAGTGCATTTTTGAAATTTAAGTGCATTTATATGAACTTCGTGAAAAGTGCACAAAAGTAGAGGTGCATTTTTGTGTTCTTTGATTTATTGGATTCAATATGTAAAGAGAACGGTACAACAGTTACTGCGGTTTTGGTTGCAGTTGGTTTGAGTAAAGGTTCTATACGCAATTGGAAAAACGGTGTTTTACCTAAATACCAAACTCGCCTTAAAATAGCCAATTATCTCGGTGTTCCTGTTGAAAGACTTATGACTGAGCAGGAAATCGAAGAAGAAAAGAAACAGCACGAGCAGATTGAAAAGTTAGTTGAAGATGTTGCAAGAAAGGTTTCTTCCCCTCTTCCGAAAGCAAATTTTGATGAACTTTCGTATGCTGCTTATCAAGAAATGGAAGGAGAAAGCGAAGATTTTAAAAACGATATACTTAGCTATATCAAATTTAAGAAATCTCAAAAAGGAAATGATTGAATGACTTTAGAGGATATTTATTTTGAATGTGAACAAAAAGGGATAACTGTTGATTATTTCAAAACTGACAAAGCAAAAGCATTTTCTTTTCCTTACGAAAACGGAATTGTAGTTCTTGACAAAAGCAAGATTGAAACTACTGCCGAGGAAACAGTTTTGCTTGCTCACGAAGAAGTTCACATAGATTTAGGTGCTTTTTATTTATTCACAACTCCATTAACCGTAAAAGGGAAAATGGAACAAAAAGTAAAGAAACACACAATAAAAAAGCTCATCCCTTTGGATGAGCTGAAAGAAGCGGTTCACAACGGCATAACAGAACCGTGGGAACTTGCCGAATATTTTAATGTCACAAATAAATTTATGGTTGAAGCAATGGAATTTTACAGAGATAATTTATTGATGTAGCCGTAAATTTTTTACAATTTATAGTGCCTGTTCTGCACATTATTTTTATTACAGAAAGTTGGGATAATATGGGATTTTTAGATAAATTATTCAAATCACATAAAACAGAACCGCACCAACAAATAGATTCTCCTACAAAAACAGATACTCCAAAGGAATTAGAAGTTCAAAAAGAAGTTGACGCAAATGAACAGCTACCACAAGCTGTTAAAAATGCTTTACTTGAAAACCCATTTATCAATGAATATAGAAATGAATCTTCTGATAATGCTGTATATTTACTTTTCTGTGATTATGCAGGAGCTGAAAAATGGATAAGAGATTCGGCAAAGCCTGAATCATATTTTAATAATTACATTAAGGCTTTACAAATATTAACAGAAATCTGTAAATATAATGTGCGAAAAACTTCAGGACACCCTTTACCAAAAGAACAACTAAAAGAATTGAAAAATAACTACGAGCAAAATACAAATAGATTTATTCTTAGATATTGGAAATCCACTCTTTTAGCTGCCAATAAATTGAAAACTGATAAGGGCAAGCAAAATAAAATAAATAATTTTTTTGAAGATATATCCAACAAATACAGTTCATATTTGACCGACGAAAATTTAAGATTTGTTGATTCTCTAAAATCAGATAATCAAAGCGACGTTTCTTTAGAAAAAATACCCGTTACTTGTGGTAGTTATGATGTAAGCACTGTTGAAAATATAAGAGCCATTCCGTGTATAAACTCTGAGGTTATGTTTTTATTGCAGAAAGCCGCTACCAATCACAAAGCGAACGGAGATTTAGATTTAGCGGTAGAATGTCTTTTAAAATCTAATCAGATTTCTGATTCTCTTTCATATGAGAAAATGCACCTTACTGAAAAGCAGTACCTACGAGTAATAAAGTATGCCGAATTGTTAAACAAAGAACTTTCAAAACAAATTGAGGATAAGGCAAGAAAAGAACATCCTGAAATGTTTCCTGACATTATACTTACTAAAGAGTGCGAAAGCTTTAAACGACAAATTAAAGCAATGCACAACTTAAACCTGAGTTATATGCAATTAACTACATCAAACAGTTGTGATTTTTGTAAGGGGTATGACAATAAAATTTATAGTATAAACAAAACAGATAATACACACCCATATGTTTATGATTTACCAGTATTTTTACGCACGGGAAGATGTCCTAAGTGCAGAATTTACATAGGTTACTATATGTATTGTCCGGAACTTGAAGATTTAAGTGTCCCTTTGTCAAAAAATGAAATTGAGGAACTTAATAGATTAAGAAATAAAACACTATGACATTATTATTTGAAAGGTGTGTTATCTATGGTATGTAAAAATTGCGGTGCAAATGTCGGCAAAGAATACAGACTTTGCCCTTACTGTATGTCCGAACTTGAATATCCCGAAAACAAAGCAGAACAGCAACCAATTATTATTCAGAACATAATCAATAATCAGCCAAATGTGGCGACCTCTGCCCCTCCGACTGTATCTCATCATCAGTTGTGCAGTCCTAAAGATAAAAGTATGACATTGATTTTGTGTGTTGTTCTCGGTATGCTCGGCGCTCATTGCTTCTATGCAGGTAAAGCAGGTATGGGTATCCTCTACCTCTTCACAGGCGGACTTTTCGGCATAGGCTGGATTGTTGATATAATCAGAATTGCCGCAGGCTCATACACCGACAGCCATGGTCTGCCGATTAAATAGAATTAAATAAAAAAATCCGCTCAATTCGAGTACCAGTCGAATTGAGCGGAATCACCTACACAGGGTGCAGATGATGCAGTTTAATGCAAAATAATTGTATCACAATCCCTTGTGTTTTTCAAGTAATTTAAAGCACAAGGGATTTTTGCACCCTTTTTTAAGCAAAAGGAGTGTATAAAATGAAACTGCCTAACGGCTACGGCTCTGTTTATAAGCTGAGCGGAAACAGGCGCAATCCGTGGGTTGCCTGCGTGACAATAGGCTACAACAAAGAAACACGCAATCAGGAACGCAGAGTTATAGGCTACTTTCCCAACAAGCCGAAAGCTCTGAACGCTCTTGCTGATTACAATCAAAACCCGTTTGATGTTGATTCGGCAAGACGCACTTTTTCAGAAATTCATGAACTTTGGTACAAGGAGTTCATCACCGAAGACACAAATCCGAACACCAAAAGGCAGTATAATGCGGCATACAAACAATGCTCAATGTTATACAATCGCAAGATGTCCGATATAAAAATCATTGATATGCAACGAGTTCTCGACAACTGCAACAACGGTTATCAATCGGTTAGGCGAATTAAAATTCTGTTGAACAAAATCTACGAATACTGCATATTTCACGATATGCTCCATAATAATCTTGCAGAAAAATTGAAAATCAATGCCAAGTCAGATGAAACAAAACGAGCACGCAGGAAGTTTTCGGAAAGCGAAATAAATCTTTTGTGGGAATATTCAAATCTTGATTCGGTAAAAATAGTGCTTATGCTGATTTATTCGGGAGTGCGTGTGTCCGAATTGCTCGACCTAAAAATTTCAAATGTAAACCTTTACGAACAGACTTTCTTTGTTGAAAGTTCAAAGACCGATTCAGGTGTACGAACCGTGCCTATAGCAGACAAAGTACTGCCGTTTTGGCAGAAATTCATCAGCGATTCTCAATGTGGATATGTTCTGAATAACACCAATGGCAAGCCGCTGAAATACGATAACTTTAAACGCAACTACTGGACACCTCTGCAAAACGATTTGGGTTTGGACCACACCATACACGAAACAAGACACACCTGCATTTCAATGCTTGTATCGGCAAATGTGAACCACACAATCATCAAAAAAATAGTCGGTCACAAGTCGAAAATGGACTTGACCGAAAAGGTTTACACCCACATTAACCCCAAAGAATTGGTGAATGCAATCAACAAAATATAGTCTTATATTATCTTGAATTGTTCATAATTATGCTCCGTAGCTTACATATAGCTAACAAAATCCCCCATTTTCCCCATTCCTATCCCCCTTGCAAGTTACCTGCACCAACAGCCGTTTCTTATGTAGGGACGGCTGTTTTCTACCACATTTTCGGTCTGTTTTATGGTGACTTTCAAAATATTTGAATTAATTTTTAATAAAAAGCGAAAATTATGTTGACAAATCCGAAAATATGGTATATAATAATCAAGCTGTTGTTATTAAACAACATTTCGAGGTGTAGCTCAGTTTGGTAGAGTGCTTGGTTTGGGACCAAGATGCCGCAGGTTCAAGTCCTGTCACCTCGACCATAGAAAAAACCGCATTAGAAAGCCAGTTTTTAGCTTTTTGGTGCGGTTATTTTTTATATCTTTTTAACGCTAAAATACACCGAAATACAGAAAAAAACAGGTAAAATGTTAGGCAAATGCAAGGCAGGAAAAGTCAGATATAATCGGTACTTTCAGGCTTTCAAAAAATGCGATATTATGCAAAATCATTAAATTTACAAATAACAAACTCCCCTCACCTATATTAACTTATAGGTGAGGGGAATATTTTTGCAATTATGTGTTTGTCAAGACATTAAAAATGTCCTTTAGATTTTAATTAGCCAAGTGCTTTTTTTGCATTTGCAATTTTCTTGTCTTTAGACCAATTGCAATCATTGATAAGATGATAGATAACATTGACTGTTTTTTCATTTACAACGCCGTTAGCCGTGATATTACCTGCTCTCTGTGCCTCTTTTACAGCTTTCAAAGTGCCGTCACCGAAACCGTTTGAATTATCGACTTTCGTCTTGATGATACCCATATTGTAGAGTGTAATCAACTGCTTTTTGAATGCGAATGTTGCTGTGTTATGTGCGCCGTATTTAATCATTTCTTCTTCCTCCGTGTTTGTTGTTTTTCCGCTGAGCTGTGCGTTTACTTCGCCTGCAAGATTGCCGAGCCTGTTATAGAGCCAATCGCCCGGACAGGACTTATTGGCAAACCACCTATGTACAGTCAAGACCATTTCGCCTGATTTTGGCGAATAGTTTAAAGTCTTGTCCTCATTGCCAAACCAAAGTAGCTTAGTCTTACCATTTCGCTTACAAATATCCACACATAAAGTTACAAGTTTGTTATAAACCTGGCTGTTCATGGTGTACGGAGCTACCGTGTCGCTTGCACATTCGATTGTGACTGCACGCTGGTCATTTGCGTTTGATGAACTGCACCAAGAACGATTACCTTCATCAACACAAAGCAACACTCTGCCGTCATAGCCGATTCCGTAGTTACAGCTTGCCTCACAAGCTGTATTCTGAAAAATGTTTCCAAGTGTTTCAACTGAACACTGACCGACTACGCAATGTGGAGTGATTCGGTCAATGCTGTGTGTACGCTTACCGCTGTGGTTTGGGCTTAATTTTGTGTAATTAACAAGTTTTGAATTACTCATAATTTTCCTCGCTTTCGTTTTTTTTGTACTTATACGCTGATAAGCCGAGCAATGCACCAAGGCAGGTGTCAATGGCTGTAATAGTGCCGACAACCTGTTCGCCGTATGGCAAACCCCAAATGCCTGCAAGTGCAAAATAGAGCGTGCCGAGGGCGGGCAGTACGATAAGTGCAATGTACTTTAAAATGTCATAAATCTTGTTACTCATAAAAATATCATCCTTTCGTTAATTTAAATCATCGGCAGAGTGTGCCGACTGATTGAGGTACTTATCAATCTTATTGATTGCCTCGGTCACTCGACCGTTGCAACCCTGCTGTTTTAAGCCGTCAAGACAAGCACGCAGAGCGTACATAGTCAAGGTCTGTTCGTTTTTGATTTTCTTGATTTCGGTGTTCTGCTTTTTGTTATTTTCGATAAACTTAAAAATGCCGAAAATCAGACCGCCGATAACGGTTAATGCCGATATGATTTCAGCAAGCAATAAAATGTCAATCTGCATTGTTTTCGCTCTCACTTTCTATCGGCTCTTCGACTGTCGGTTCTGTTCCCCATACAGCCATAACAGCGTTGTAGTATTCGTCCGACAGCACCGTTTTGAGCTGTTCTCTGCCCGATTTGCTGTTCATGTATGCGTTGCGGATGTTTCCGCCGACCTGCATTTCTTCACCGTTAAAGGTCAAAAACTGCTGTCTGAGTACCGACACGCTGTCCTTTGTGAGCATATCGAGTGTGATTTTTTCTTTAAGTTCCATAATTTTTACCTCCGTTATTTAATTTTGTACAAGCAAATCACATTAATTTGCTCGTTGTCTGCGAATGTATATGCGGTCTTATCCTGAGTCGAAAACTGTAGCCAAGTGTTATTTTTCGGAATGGCAAATTTAAAGAGCTTGCCAAGGTTTGAAATACCGACACAAAAAACATTGTCCTCGGAAATACATTTGTACGGCAAATCAATCAGCGGACACATGCTATTGCCGGCAAGAGATACTGCGTTCATTTTGACCGTTGCACTGACGATTACGATGTCACCAATCGTCTTATATGTACAGCTTGCATTTTTGATTTTATCGGTGACAGTTGAATACGGTGTTAGAGTTGCAGTACCGCTCTCTATGTTGGCAGAATCGTATTTGCTCGAAAGAAGCGTGTCAACATCTGACTTGTCAGCTTTGTTGCCGAGAAGCTCGTCTGTTTCTTCCGATGAATAGAGTTCGTTCGCCTTGTAATAATAAGCGTCAAGATATTCAACGCTTGGAAAATTAACTCTGCTGTCTGTGATGTCCGTTTTTGAGCTAACCTTGTTTGCGTTGTCCTCTTTCGCTTTAAGAGCATTGGCTACATCTGTTGCATTAGCCTTGCCTGCAAGAGATGTTTCTGCCGACTGCATTCGAGCCGACAACTGACTGACAGTGCTCTTCTCGGCTTTGTTGGTTACGGCAGAATCAATCCCGTTAAGCCTTGCGTTGAGGCTTGAGGAGCTTCCCCTTGCGGTTTCGACTTCTTTTGTAATTTCCGCAATAGAGCTTGCGCCTGGAAAGGCTTTGCTGTCGTCATTGATTACACTTTTTCCTACACGCAAACAAACGGTTTCAGCGGTTATGATCTCATCACCTTCTGTAAGCACAATGTCCATTTTACAAATGCCTGATAATGCGAGCATTGTGTCTATAAGCGTAACTGTGACTACATTATTTTTTGTGTCAACGACAGCGGCTACACTGTCCGCAACGATTACATCGTCAACCGTGGCATTGACTTTTGCCGACATCGTAGATGTTAAATCTACAACTTCGCCGTTGACCGTAAATGTAAAATCAATAATGCGTGAACCTTTGTCACCCTGTCTGACCTCTAAAATTTCGTAGTTTTTACAGCTGTTAATTTCGAGCGTCATTTTCGTATGGTTGATGTTCAACTTTATTCACCTCATTTTACTATATAATCAGATAATTTTGATTTTGGTGTGCCGAGTTCGAGGCTGTTCCATCGTTCAAGCACAATATCATAATCTGTTTTTATGATTTTTGCCTGCAAACTGTCATTAGCCGTGTCTATGTAAACTGTATCGCACAAATGCAAATCCAACATCTCATCAAGCGTTGTGGGATAATTAACCTTGACATTAAGCGTAGGTGCTCCATTGGTACTTGCAAGCTGCCCCCTTAACACCTGAGCCTGTATGTTAAGTTTCTGAATCAGCAGGTCTTTGTTTTCGCCCGTCTGCGCATTAAAATTCCAGTAGCCCGTCGTATTACCAATATCCACTGAACCACCGTTTGTTACATCAACAGCTTTAACCTTAATTAACTTTGATTTGTGGCTTTTAAGTTCCTGTGGCTGTGAGCAAAGCACAACATTGCGCTTTGCATAGGTATCATAGCAAGTTGCATATGCCGCCACATGCGAGCAAATATCGTCCGAATCAAGTGTTTGCGTTAAACTGCTCAGATTTTTTCCCCACTTTAAATGATATTTAGTAGTTGTTCCACGGTTTTTTAAAAGAGACACATTGAAATTGTCATATTTATACTCGCCTCCGAAAACATCAATAAGTGAGCCGTCAGCCCCACCCATAAAATCTCCGAGAGTACACGGAGTAACAAAACCGAGCGTCATAGAGGATTTTGCGGTGATATCGGATGTAAATTTAAAGTTGTGCGCCCACAAGGTCATTTGCGTTTGTAATCCCTCCTCTTGCCCCGTGCAAAGGCGATACCACCATTCCGCAGGTGTGCACATTATGTCTGTCTGATTTTGTACTTCAACCAAAAAATTATTGTACAAATTATGCTTGATATGCTTTGCTTTGATTACAACGGATTTTTTATCTTTGTACTGCAAATTATAGATTTCAAAGAATTGCGGTTCGTCTGTCGGATTTGGTTTTGCTTTGACAAAAAGTTGTGTATCAAGCAAATCGGCGCAGTCATCTGTCACCAAAAGCTCAATTTCAAGCAAATAGTCGCCGTTGCGTTCTTCGGTAACTTTTCCGCTTATAATCTCGGTCATCATACCGATTTTTAACATTGCACTTTGGTTCAAGATGTGGGTTGTGTTTTGCAATTTATAAAGCAAGGGATAGAACATTTACAAACGCCTCCAATTCGGGGTAATGCTAATCTCGGCATTGCTGACAGCTGTAACCGTAACCTGATTATTTCCGGTGGAAAATTCAGGCGGTAATGTGTCGTTGATAAATTTCGATGTACCGTCAGATTTATACGCTCTATACTGCATTGATTCACCGTCAAGCAGAGCGTAATCATAACCCGCAACGCAAGACAAAATATATTTTGTTCCGTTAATAGTTAAATTAGCCTTAGCATTACTGCTACTGCTTGTATTTGTGTTGGTAATCTTAATAGTCGGCAAACTTATGTATTTTTCGGGATTACGCAAATTCACCGCCTTATTAACCTCTAATTCAATAGGTTTAGCACCAATCTCCGAGTACCACCAAGGCACACGATTGAATTTGATTTTGGTTGAAAGCAACGAGGGCAACTCCCGCACAATGCTATCAATATTTGATATGTAAGCATTAGTGAAATAACCGGGATTATAAGTGTCTTTGTACTTCTGATATCCCCGATTTAAGGTCAGCCATTCAGTAACAGCCTTAGCAAGGTGATGTGCGGACATCTCAGACAAATACGGCAGAAAACAAATTTCTCTTTCAAACTCCACATTCTGCCACCTGCCATTATCGAGGAGAATGTCGCCGTCCTTGTATGGGATTTCAATTGCTGAAATATCCCTTTTGGAAATTTCGTGCTGTGGAGCTTGTACGAATCTGCCACAAAAATAAGACAGCCATTTGTCTGCAAAATAAAAGTTATGCATATGCTCTCTGCCTCCTTGTTATTTCATCGGCAAGCCTGTTGCTGATATCATCAACCAAGCTGTCAATGTCCATATCGTTATTAATCGCAACAGAAGGAATGTTAATACTGATATTGTTGACTATATTGGTTGAATCGTTTTCAAAAACTGAGCCTCTGCCTTCACGCTTTGATTGACGATACTCCTCAGCCTCTTGAGCTGTGAGAACTGCCTCGCCCGCATCAAGATAGGCGGCATATTTATCGTGGGGAACATAGTCAATGCCTGCCCTGAATCGTGGCAATGTAACTTCGGGAATCGGGTCAATCTCCCAGCCAATCATTGATGTTGCCCAGTCAATGCCTGAAAGCAGTCCGTTAATAATGCCGATTACGCCATTGATTATGTTTTCGACAATCGTTGGTAAGATATTGAATACATTTTTAAAAATTTGAACAACACCGTTCCACGCCTCTTCCCAGTTGCCACTGAAAACACCTTTTATAAACTTAATAACTCCCTCGAACGCTCCTGTGAGTGGTTTGAGTAAGTTTTTTACACTCTCAATCGCATTGCCCAAAACATTGCTGAAAATTTGAGCTAACCATTCGATCACCGGTACAAGCGCAGGAATAAGCGTTTCAAGCATTTCGCCGAGCAAGTCTAAAACAGGACGGAGCGCATCAAAAACCTGTGTAATAACAGGCGACAACTGCTCAAAAACAGGCTGTAAAGTTTCAATAATCGTATTGCACAAATCGCTGATTATCGGGATAAGAGGTGTAAGCAAATCGTTAAGGAATGTCGCTAAATCCTCAATAATCGGAGTGAGTGCCGCTAATAAGCCGTTGAGTAACACGCTGGCAAGCTGAATAAACATTTCGATAACGGGCGTTAAAAGCTCTACAAGAGTACCAAACAATGGCATAATCGCCGTTATTATCTGCATAAAATACGGAAGTAAATCCTGAATGATTTGCAAAAGTGGCGGAAATAATTGTTCAACAATCTGTACAATGATAGGGGCTAACTGCTCCATAAGCTGAGCAATAAACGGTAGTAACTCCTCAATTAACGGCATTATCTGCTCAAGCATTGACACAATTATCGGAGCTATCTCTTCGCAAATGTTGATTAAAACGGGGGCAAGGTTGTTTGCCACGCTCTCAATCAATGGTGAGAGCTGTTCGAGGAGTTTACCACCAAGACCGATAAGAGAGTTAAGGACAGGCTCGGCGACAGCACCAATCTGAGCCATAGTGTCGGATAACTGCTGATGTGCCCTGTTAGATTCCATTACATCGCCGTTTGTTTTCTTATACTGAGCAGAGGCATCCGAATACAGCGATGTGAGCGTGGATGTGATTAACTGCTGTCGCTCTTGCTCCGAAGAGCATTTTGCAAGTTTTTCATTAAAAGCATCCTCAGACACACCCATCCAGTTAAGAGCATCAGCAAGCGGACCTGTTACCTGTCCGACTTTCGCTGTTTCGTTCGCCGCCTCAGTTAAGCCTTCAATCGGAAGTGAATCGCCAAACTGACCGTAAACACCTGTGCAGATTTCTGTCCAAGATTGCAAATCTTTGGTAGAATTGCAAAGCAAAGAAAGGTGGTTTGCGGCTTCTGTCGCTTGTCCGCTGTCACCTACTACGGCATAGAGGTCGGAATATGTTTGCTTTGCGTCTGCCGCTGAGAATTTGTTGGTGGTGAAAGCTGTGTCAAGTTTTCCCATTTCTGTTCGGTATTCTCGGGTGCTCTCTGCGACAGTGGACAATGCTCCTACGCCTGCCGCCGCACCTCCGACCATTGCCGCTCCCCATTTGCCAGCAGTTTTGATACCGTTACCCAAGGTTGCGGCAACACCTTTACTCTTTTTGTCAGTTTCAGAAATTGATTTATTTGCCTCATCGTTATTAACGAAAATCGAGCCAAACAACTTAAAGATTTCAACAGCCATTATTAGCTACACCTCCTCCCATTTGTAGTTATCAAGATAATCTGCAATCTTGCTTTCGACAGTTTCGACATTTACGGTTTCTTCCGCACCTGTCTGCATTTGATTTTTAACCTTGTTTACAAAATCAACATATGACACACCTGTAAATCTGCCTGTCATCGTGAGCATATATGCTTTGTAGAGCATTTCGTCCTCACGGTCATTAATCGCATTTTGAATAATCTCATTAGCCTCTGAAAAAGACAGCCTTTGTAGTATGGCAGTATTGCCGCAACAATACTGCATGAGCATTCCAAATGTTCTTACTTCAAGGCTGAGAGCGAGGTAAAAAAACTCTTAATATCGTTCTCCCTGATGATTACCTTTACATTGTCAAGGACTTCGGGGATACTTAATTTACTTACATCATCTGCCGTAATGTCGCCTCTGATATCGGCCAGCAATGAATAAAATTCCTGTTCTGTTTCTTTGGTTGCCAAAGAAGTTAACAGAGTAATCACAAATTCAAGACCGACTGCTTCAGTGTTGACCGTTTCATCTTTGTTGCTATTTTTGACAGCAATGCGATTTGCAAAGTCTGCAATTTCCTCTTTGATGTCTGCTCTTTTGATAATGCGAGCAAGAGTGAATGCGTCTTTAATGCTTAATTTTCTCATAATTATGCCTCCGTTGTTTCTGTCGGTCTGAAAATTTTAAACGGTGGTTTGATTTCGTCCTCTGAATCATAAACCTCAGGTGAAAGATTGCCGTAGAACTGAGCTTCTACTTTGCCGTTGTCCTTGTCAGCAATCGCAAGTGTAAGACCATTTTCATTAAAGCCGTTGAATACCTGAATAATGCACGGCTTATTCTCTCCGAGGAGACAACCTACCCAAGTGATATTCTGAATGTAGTCACTGTCAAGAATAACATCTCTACCCGTAATTACATCGTAGCCTGCGACCTTTTCGTCTGTGCCTTTGTCGGCAATTCCAAGACCGTAAATGAAGTTCTGAGTAGTCATTTCGGCAAGGGTTGCTTTGATGTAAACTTCCCAACCGTCAACTACGGTGTCGCCTTTGGTACGGGTTTTTACTCCGTCAAATTCAAGCCGTCTGAGTGTCGGCTTTGCCGAAAATTCACCGCCTTTTATCGTTACGCCAAGGCACTTGCCTGCCTTTTTGGCGCTTGCGTATGTGTCCGTAGCTGGATCATAGTTTGCAAAAAATGCACCTGCATCAAGGAGCATATGGTCAGCCGTCTTGGCATTATATCCGCTGTACGGCTTTATTTTTCGTGGCTTAACTGTTGCCATTTTTTAATCATCCTTTCTGTATCTTCTCATTTCGAGGGTGAACATCACTCTCTTTATTGATTTGTCTGATTCGGCAATATACTGCCTATCGCAGTTATTATAAAATTTGTAAAAAACATCATTGACCGAATATGTAGCCTTTGCTATGTTGTTGTAGATTTTGTCCACAACATCATCAATAGTTGCCGTAGTCTGCCTGTCATAAACATTAACCGTCACAACAAACTTGTCATACGGCTCATCCGTGTAGAGCTGTTTAACCTCATATACAAGGCGAGGAAATCCGCTGTCAGCTTGCAAAAAATAAGAGGGTGCATACTCAGCGAATAAGTCTTTCAAAAATTTTTTGATGTTATTCACCACTGTATTCCCCCTCGTTAAGTTTTCGCTCTGCCTCTTCCGTGCCTACAGCACTGAGGTATTGCTGTTCAATTTTTATAATGTCTTTGATGTTGCTTTCGGCGGCGTCGCTCAATGCTCCGATTTTCGGATATTTGCTCGTTCCGATTTCTTGGTATAAGCCATAAAAGCCGCCCGGCTTAAACCCAACTTGCAGATCGGGTATTTCCTGCTTGCTACGCACCCAATACTGCGTGTTTTTCGCTAAGCGCCCCGACCTGCGTTTTATTTTCTGCCGTGTTCTTTTACATACGAGCTTGCCTACATCACGCAGAGCGGCTCTCTCAAGCTCCTTAAGTGTGTACTGTATGCGGTCAACATTGCTGATTATCTCAACACCGTCTTTGGTGATTTTGACTGCTTTAGGTAAAGACATTATTTTCACCTACCACATCAGTTAAATACAACTCTGTATGCTCTGTTCCTTTGATTTGATATGCACGATAGATTTTGAACTTTTTATTATCGAGGTAACAAAATTCTTCGTTCTGATACTCGAAGGAATTAATTTCAAGCATACATTCGGGTTTTAATCCATTAGCTTGAGCCTGAAAGAACTCGGATTGTCTGACATATTGCCGCTGAGCATAGACCTTGCGGAGCTTTTCGGACTGAACGATTTCACCGATATCGTTTGTTGTTTCGTTATAACCCGAAACAAGCGAAATCAAAGTATCTGCATTCATTCTGTTTGTGCTCCTCTCGCCGCCATCGCATCACGCAATTCTTCGTAATGCCGTGCCCATTCGCTATCAGCTGTCACCGAAAAATAAGCACGGCAATAGAATTTGATTGCCTGCATAACAAGTGCAGTTGAGTTTTTGTCGGTGACATTAACTCCTGCACCTGCCATGTCGCTTTTGGCAGAATCAATGAGGGCAGATATTTCATCGTCAAACAGCACCGTATTGATACGGAGCGAAACCTTTACAGCTTCAATTTCATTAGATACTGCCATAATTCAAACCTCTTTTAAGCGCTCTTTTTTACGAGCTTGACGAGGCTGTGAGTATCCACGACCTTACCGTCTGCAAGCATTACGGCTTTAAGGACTGTGTTATCGGTGTCGTCCTCTTCGTACTTCTTGACGCTGAGACCCATAACCTCGTTAAAGATGTAATCGTTGAGATTAAACATCATTGCAAAGGTTGTGTCAGCTGAAACCGTGTCAGCGTACGAATCCATATACCCGTCTGTCGGGATAACAGCACGACCGAAAAGGGTAAGTGACGGCTTACCGTTGAGACCCTCAGACATACGAGCAACAGGCTGACCGTTGCTGTCTGTAATGCCCATAAATGCAAAGAATGATTTCTTTGTCATCAGCCATACAGCATCGTCATATGCGGCAGGAAGAGCCGCCTCAGCATTACAAAGTGTTGAATAAGCAAGTTTACCCGTCTTTGCAATTTCGATAGTCTGACCCTCAGGCGGTGTGCAAGTAAGAATACCTGTCGGAGAGCCTGTGCCTGTACCCTTGATGATTGCAGATTCAACAGCTTTTACAATTGCGTTCTTAATCTGGTCAATAAACTGTGATTCAAAGGTATCAAGTGCAGTCTTTGTCATAAAGAGAGAGAATGCAACCTTGCATTCAAGCTTATAACCTGCAAACACAACCTTGTCAGTTGTAACCTTCTGCTGGTCTGAGCCCTTTTCCTCATCAACCCAGCTTGCTGTCGGTCTGATGTTCTGTGTAGGAACAAGGAGTGCAGTCGGATAAGCTGTCTTAAATACTCTTGCGTAAATCTCGCCGACTTTTTCAAGTTCAACAATTAAACGCTGATACATTGTAGTTGGTACAATTGCCGCCGCAGTACCCGATGTTGTCTGTGCCGCTGTGTTAGCAAACTTCTGTGGCACGGATACGCCGTTTTGAATATAGTTAGCAAACGCCTTTCTGTATTCAAGTGTTGCGTACATATCTGTTACCTGTTCGCCCTCATCTGTAAGGTCGATGTTTGTCTTGTGATTGTCAAATGGTGCAGGCATTTTGATTCTCTCCTCTGCATTTTTGTTTGCTTTGTCTACGGCAGAATTTTCAAAGTCGTTGTCGAGCTTGTCAATCTGCTGTGTAATCTCTTTCGCCTCGGCGAGCTTATTTTCTGCAATGAGCTTTTTTGCCTTGTCATAAAGAGCATTTCTCTTGTCGAGATATTCCTGTTTGTTCATCCTTCTTCAACTTCCTTTCGTTTGAGCAATTCAAGTTTTGCTGTAAGCTGTGTTTTTTCATCCCTCATCTGTTTGATAATTGTATCAGGGATAAGGCCGTTAAGGCTTGCCGCAAGTTTAACCTCTTTTGGCTTTTCGGCGTATTCCGTGACCTTGTCAACAAAACCTTTTTCAACCGCCTCATCGGCAGTAAGCCAAGTTTCGTTATCCATAAGTCCGATAAGTTCGTCCTCACTCATACCGGTTTTTAGCCTGTACGCTGTTGCAACGGCTTTACTTGCTTTGAGCAACACACCCGATTCGTGTGCCATGTCATTGTAATCCCCTGCGGCATAGCTTGAAACATTATGAATCATGAGCATACCCGTCGGCACAATTTCAGATGTGCACGCACAAGCGATGTATGAAGCGGCAGAGGCGGCAAAAATGACCTTGATTGTAGCCTTGCTTTCGGCAAGCATATCGTAAATTTCTGAGGCGGCAAAGATGTCACCACCTGATGAATTGATAACAACCTGTACGCCCTCATCGTCCGCCGCTTCGTCAAGCTGAGAACGAATATCGGCAGGACAGCAAGAGGCTATCCCAAACCAATCATAAATCCACTTGTCATCGTTTGTAATGATAGGACCTTTAATGTCAATTACCTTCGGCATTGTTTTCACCTCCTTGTCCAAGTGATTTGATTATTAGAAGTTCTTCACTGCTAAGCTCCCAGTTATTCGTTTCTGTTGCCTCAGCTTTCTGCAATTCAGCTTTCTGCAATTCAGCTTTGACACTATCCGAAATCAAAAAAGCAGCGCCAAAAATAGCCTTTTTCTTCGCTCTTTGTGATTCTAAAGCTCTGATAAAATGGCATTGCGATTTTTTTATTTTTATATCTATACCATACTTCGCAAAAGGATAAAGTTTAGCACTGGTAATTACGTTATCAGGGTAAGAATATTTCGGGAGTTGTTTCTTTATTGCGGCAAGCGTTTTATTATCTGCAAGCTTAACTACTTTATATAAAGTTGGAGCAGTTCTTATTTGCAAGGCAGGATCATCTAAATTTGTAATAAATGATGTGTTTACAACTGCACCATTTTCGTATGTAATACTAATGCCGCAAAGGATTGTTGTGTAGTTGTAACTTCTTTTATTGCTAAAAATAGTAAGAGTAGGAGCAAATAAAAAGCATTTAATTTTGTTGCGAGTATAAAAATCTAAAATTTTTGCCAAAAGGCTAAAGGGCGGATTATCAACAACTATTTTCCCTGAATAATCGTAATTTTCGTAGTCGCCTCCGGGATAAAACGGACGGCAAAAAGTAGATTTATCAAGATTGTATTCTTTTGCCACCCAATCACTTATGGCTTCATAAACTAACGGCGGTGTATAACAATCATCTGTCGTTTTCTTGGACTTAAATTTTTCAACAAAATTTTCAACAAAATCTTCATAATTTTTACTCTTCACTTTCTTCACCTCCTTCATCGACCGCAACTGTATCTAATCTTCTGAGTGGAGTGTCACCGCCCGGAACAGGAGCAAGTCCAAGTGATTCTCGCCATTCATTCGGAAGCATTGCACCACGGTCAACCATTCCGGCAAAATTTAGCTTAGTTTTAAGACTTGCAGATTGTAGATTGAACGAACCGACTGCTATGTAATTTCCACAACTACGCTGACGGCGAGTGAATAGTTTCCGTGTCAGCTCGTTTTTAAGCTGAATAATTTTAGGTGAAATCACCGCCTCGAAATAGGCGTTTTCTTCATCTTCGTTCGCTGTTGATGTGATAATTTTCACATTAGTGTTAAAAAGCTCAAGGATTCTGTTTTTTGTTCTATCCATTTGCAAAGCATTTGGGACATAGTCGTTCGGGGTTATCTGATTTGCGTCAACTTTTGCGTCAACTGCCGCAACACCCACAGAGCTGTTGCTGATGTTAAGGTAATTATCAGCAAACGCTTTTGCGTTTTTCTTTAAGTCCTCAGGGCGCAACGATGAAGTATATTTCAGCAACCATTTAATTACGCTTGAATTTCGGATAGCGCTGATGATGCCGCTGTCGGTTGTTTCAACAATTTCAAGCAGAGGAGCAAGAGCCTTAAATTTGCCACTGCCGAATATATCGTTTTCGGCGAAGTCATCACGCAAATGTATGACATCTTCGGAGGCAAAGCGGTAGGTCTTGCCGTTTGCAAGGACAAATTCATACACAAGGTTGCCGTTAGTGTCGTACAAGTCCGTAGCTGATTTAGCCGGAATGAAATACAATTCCGTAGGCAAGCCGTTTGAATCCCTGATTATCAGCCAAAAAGCATTGCCCGATAACGATAACTGTGTGCTTGTCCTGTAAAGGAGCATATCCATTGTTGTGTACGGATTCGGTTCTTCAAGCAAAAATTTGAGGTAAGGCTCTGGATTGATTAACAAGTCTTTTCCGCCGTCAACGATTGTTTCTCTTATGTGTTTAATGGACAACTTCGAGAATCTAAGAGCTTGTGCATTAACGCAAGCTCGGACAGTGTCGGAATCATATGCCCTGTTGCCCCACAAGAAGAAATTTGAATTGTTCTGCGTGACAAGTTCAACCCTTGAAAAATTCTTTGTCTTTCTGACATTGCGAACAGAATTTAAAAAGTTCTTAAATTTTCCCATTTTCTCACCTCCTAAACAATGCTCAAATATTCATCTTCGTATTCAAAATATATTGTGTAAGCGTCAAGCAATGCCGCAGTACCGTCAATTCGTCTTGTTGACTTTGAGGTCTTAATTGGCTGTATATTACCGTTTCTGTCCTCATCTATTGCGGTGTTTGCGAGACACCATTTATCAATTGGATTGTTGTTGTAGATTATTCTTTTCTTGACAAGGTCTGCTTTGAGGGCTTTCATCGGGGCAGACAGGGTTTTCTTGCCCTGATGTACCGCTTCCATAACGGTAGGACCGAAAGCGTCAATCATCTGATTAACCCACATTTGAGCCGACCAAGCGTCATAGCCCTCTTTCCACAAGTAAATATCGCATTCGTCTTGTAGCTCCTGGTACCACGCCGTAACAACACTTGCGTCAATCTTGTTTCCGGGGCAAGTACGCATAAAGCCCTGTTCTATCCACTTGTCATACGGGATCTTATCCTCAGCAACTTTCTTTTCCACAAGGTCTGCCGGTATCCAGTACATAGACATTACATAAATGTTTTCATTGTCAGGCACTCGAAACAACATCTTAGCCGCCGTAAGGTCGGTTGTGCTTGATAAGTCTGCACCGCCTATGCCGTAGGTCGGACAGAGTTCCTTTACATCAAATTTTGTTTCGTTGTTAAGCTCCTCGAAATTGAGCCACGATTCAGTTGATGTTTCGGCTATGTTAAATTCTTTGCATACAAGGTTGCGTACAAGCGACGGATTCGCCTGCGCTTTCTTGACCTTGCTTGCAAGGGCATTTCGATTTTTAATAGTGCCAAGTCCGGGATTAGCTTTTTCCCAGCAATCGGGCTTTTCCCATTCTTCACGCTTGTCAAGCTCGTAGATGATGTAAAGGCTGTGTTCGTCTTTGTAACCTACATCATCAAACAAGCCGTTCGTGGTGCGGACAGCATCGTCATAGATTTCATCGTAGATGTCCTCTCTGATTTTTCCGGCTGTTGTTGTAACAAGAATAAGCGGTTGGTCTCGCCCGATGGTACCGTCTGCCATAATGTCATACAACTGTCTGCCGTTTTTCCACTGGTGCAACTCATCCATTAAACAACAATGCACATTCAAACCGTCGAGTGTGTCTGAATCAGAAGCAAGCGGCTTAAACACTCCGCAGTTGTAATCTTCTGAACTCAATTCATTCAGCAGTGGTTTAATTCGCTTTAGCAGAGTTTCACTCTTGCGAACCATTCGTTTTGCTTCTTGCCATATAATCTTTGCTTGGTCACGCTTTGTAGCAACTGCATACACTTCGGGACCGGGTTCACCGTCACCGATGAGCATATACAAGCCAATCGCAGAGGCAAGCAACGACTTACCGTTCTTTTTTCCGATAATTAACACAGATAGGTTGTATTGCCTAATGCCGTCATCGTCTACAAAGCCAAAAGTCGCCGCAAGCCATGCTTTTTCCCATAATTCAAGCCTTACAAGCTGACCGCCCATTTTGCCTTTACTGTGCCGGCAGTAGTTTTCAACAAATTCAATGATGTGATTTCCTCGTTTTGCTTCGTAATGATAGCCGTCTGTCGGATTAATCACCTTATCGCTTAAATGTTTGTACCACTTGCGTATTTTGTCGCAAACAGTAACCTTGCCGTTCTTTATCTGCTCGTAATATTCAAGTATCGGATTATAGCTTAATGGATAGCGCTTCAAAGCTTGTCACGCCCTTCAACGAAATCGTCAAAGCCGTCTGTTGTCACAGTCTTCGCCTCGGTCACTTTCGGAAGCATATCGTTGAGCTGTTTAATGTATTTGAGATAGTTGCCGAGCATGGTATTATACAAATCTGCCTCAGGTCTTTTGCGTGAGTACGGTTCTTGTGTTTCCGACTGCGAAAATAATTCAGTCAAGCCATAAACTGCAATGTCTTGTTGCAGTTCTTTAAGTCTGATTCGAGTGAACGCCGCATTCTCAATCAAGCCAACAGCGAGGTCTTTTCTTTTAACCTCTATGTCCTTGTAGATTTCCGTTAATCGCTTTATCTCTCGCTTAATCGCTCTTTGTTCCTTCTGTTCGTCAGTCAAATCAATCACCGTCCTTTCACACAAGATTTTGGGGGGAGGGGGGCTATATGTAAGACGCGCAAAAAATCTAACTGCCCCCCTCGGTCCTACGGTTACCAGTTTCCGATTTTTTACCGGGGGGGATAATCGGTTGGAGCATTCCGCCTTCGTCAAAAAAATATTTTTTCGGTTCGCAACCTATCCCGTGCCCCGGTAAGTTATCGTGACATTTTTTGCATACATACATAAGATTTTCGTGGTTGAGAGTAACATCAGGATTGCTTACATTACTCTCATCAATCATAATTTTATGGTGCACGATATAGCCGTGTCGCTCTTTGCACAGCTGACACAAACCGCCGTCAACAAGCATTCGTTCAGCGATAAAGCTCTGTCGGCAATCCTGCCAACGTTTTGATTTGTAGAAACTCTTAGCAAACGCTTTAGCCATATATGCACCGCCAAATAATAATGGACTTACAATACAGATAGTCCTTCTGCATCATAAGTCCATTTTATAATTTTTTGCTGTTATTTTTAGGTACAATTTTATTATTGCAAGCTACTGTTTGTCTGCTTTAACCAACCCCAATAAATAATCAGATGTTACGCCTAAAGCAATAGCTAATTTACGAATAGTCATTGCCGTCGGCGACATCTCAGCAGTCAAATATTTGCATATCTGACTGCGCTGTATTCCCGACATTTTCGACAGTTTCGTTGCACCTATGTTTCTTGATGTCATAGCCTTTTCAAGCTGTCTTGAGAATGTTAAATCCGTTCTGTGTGACTTATCCATTTTCTGCCTCACTTCAACAATTCATCTGTTGTGATGTTAAATAAATTCGCTACAGCTATTATGGTTTCGATATTAGGCTCAAATTTTCCCTGCTCATAGTAAGATATACTCGTTCTGCTCAAATAGAGCTTTTCACCTAACTCATCTTGCGTTAATCCATTTTTAAGTCTTAACGCTTTTAGCTTTTCTGGGAATGCCATTATTTTTCACACTCCTTATCCATTTTTGCACCGCAATAGGGACAATATGGATACAATCTATGTTTTGTCATAATGATGTATTTATGGCAGTTTGTGCAAGTAAACCAAGCAAGACCACAAATATTTTTTTCAAATTTCCACTTTCCGTGCCTGATTTCTTCCATTTCACACACCGTAGCATGATTGGGTTTACTACCGTCAACTTTGATAATATGCTTAACTGTTTCGGCATTTCGTTTTGAATTAAAGTATATCGTGTTTACACTACCGTCTGCGAACGGTATATCCAAAGCATAATCACCACAAAAATCACGGATTTTTAATTCTTTTTCAATCATTGTTTTTCACGCTCCTTTTTTTCGGCAATAACATGCAAGCCTTTGTAACAATCATCACACAGATATATTTTTATTTTTCTCTTGCTTTCGATAGGAATTGCAATCCCGCTAAGGCAATCAGTATCAACCCTTACATAAAATTCCTTCATTTTAACTGTGTACGGATTTGGAATAATTTTGTAACAACTATCACACTGATAAATTCTCATTTATTTCACTTCCTTGTAAAACTCGTATCTGTTATCTTTGTTTTCAGCTTTTATTGCAATCGCTAAATCTTTTGTGCTTATTTCGTCTACACTGTAAATACTTTCTGTTGCTCTGTCAATCAATAAAATTCTTTCACCGTTTGCAACTTCATCAAGCACATCATAACTATAAACTGTTTCATACTTCCTCATTTTTTACACCTCTTTCATTAATTTTCTTTGCGAAAAAACTTCGCTATCAAGATACTTCTCAAGGCTATCTCGTGTCATTACTCTTTATCTTCCTCAATAGAAACAGGCTGATTCCAACATTCCGAACAAGTAATGCCGTTTCTGCATCCATTATAGTTCGTCAATCCTAAGCTACTGAGGCATATTTCGGGTGTTCCGTCATCCTTGAGCTGAGCATTCGGATAATGTTTCAGGAATTCCGTAAGATAAGTTCTCCGTGGATGCTCATCGCTCCATTTCTGAACGATTGCAATTGCTTTTTCGGGATAATACATTTCAAATTCTGGACACGGTAAACCTTCACCGTTTTTATTACTACACAAAGGACAGTTGCTACACTTAATTTCACACAGTCCGTTCTTTGTCCTTTTCGTCATCTTCAACTTTTCGTTGAAGTAGTTTGTAGTTTTCGTACAATCAATCATTTTTGCACTTCCTTTCCCAATCTTTCTCCATAGTCTTGTACTTCTGCCTTGTATTTTCCCACTTTCTGTTTTTCCAAAGCCATTTAATACAAAACAATTCGTGTCTGATTTTATTTATCATTCTATATCACTCCTTATAAATACAATCTTTTAAATCACCAACGGGACAATAATATGCAAGGCAAATACAATCGTCTTAAAAATTCGCCTTGTGGCGTCCGCAATTTCTTTGTCCTTGACTTTCTGATATTCCCTGTCGGCAAGGCGGTTAATCTCCGCCATAGCCTCTTTTTTTAGCTTAACTGGTATTCTTGCTTTCAACGCTTTCTCTCCTTTCAAATTCACAGACAAAGCCTGTACTTACGGTCTTGCAAAACCTACAGTGCTTGCAGCAATAAACACATATGTACAAACCTTTTTCAGAGTACGGGCATTTCCGTATGCCACACGGATGATATTCGTGTTTACATTTGCAACACATTTGCAATTTCATTAGCAGCAATCACCCAATTTCAGATATTTTTCAATTGCTTGTTTTGCTGACCTGCTGCCATAACATACTTTGACAGCATAACCACACCGAGAGAGATTCTGCAACCATTTATCCTGATGTTCAGAAGTCTTATTGTTGCCGACTTTAAGCTCAATATATAAGCCGTGATA